TCGAACGTCTATGTTACTTGGCACTCCTCCGGCGAGGACAAGGCATGGTTCTTGTCTGACGGTTCCACAGGCTGGTACAGAGTTGGAGTAACTCCTAGTCCCGAACAGGGTGTCACGATCTCGCCCTTCGCGACCGTTGTGGGTGGCTGCAAAGCAGTCACGTCGATAGAGACCTCGCCCGGAACCCATCAACTACTCGTCGGGCCTACGACTTCGGGATCGATACTTGCCCGTAGTTTAACGACTTTCACAGACAATACTTCTTCCTATACGTGGTTTGCCACAGTCGGGAGCCACGTTCTCGCAAATCCCGGCCAGCTTGCGCTAGTGGCGTTCTTGACTACGGATAGCGTTGCTGTAGGCACGCCTCTTTCGATGAGTGTGATTTTAGACGAGGCGGTTCCGTATTACACAGGGTCATTCGAGCCGATCAACGAATACGTAGAAGACCCGCCCACTATAAAGCCAAGCACAAGCACGTATGCACAGCGGTTCTATTTGAATCTCACGCAAGAGCCCGCTGTCTGTCGTCACATGCAATATAGGATTGATTTCCCGGCAGAAGCGGCAAAGAACGAAGTGATCGCGGCGACAATTTTTGGGGCTATTCTGGTGGAACAGTAAGATGCCGACTATAGCGGAGAGCACTGGAACTGATATTTCGGGCTACACCTATACCCTTCCGGGCCCGCCTGCGACTCAGTTTCAAGACCAGCCGCTGCTGCCAACGCGAGATTCGAAACTACGGTTCACGCCTCCGTATCTTCCGGGCATCTTCCCTTCGTCTGATGCTTTGCTCGGATACCATCTTGGTGGAATGATGCCGCAGTATCGGATTCCTGTTCCTCCTCAAGCTACGGCGCAGGGAGCCAGCACTTCGACCGCAACAGCAATCGTTACTACATCGTCATCCAGTAGCACGAACAATCCGGCCAAGGCTCAGACCGCTTCTCTGACAACTCTGACATTGAATCCGGGCGATCAGTTTACGGGCGTCCTGACAATGGCTAAGGCATTCGTAGTCTTGACCGTGACGGTGAATGTTCCGGCACGGGTAAGGCTCTACAGTACGGTTTCCGCACAGACTGCGGACCTTACCCGTCCGTTTACCCAAGGGCCCGGATACGGCACAGAACAAGGCATCATCGGGGACATCGTGCTAGATACCGCACCCGCGATCTGGCAGGCGGTCAACATGGTTGGGGCGAACGGCGACAGTCCTCAGAGCGCAACCATATATTGTACCGTTGACAATATCAGTAATGCCAGCGAAACCGTCACAGCGTCAGTAGTTTACGTTCCAGTTCAAAGTTAGGATTTGTCAATATGACACTAAGGCCCTTAAATCCCGAAGACCGTCCACTAGTTGAATCGTGGATAGCGGCGGAAGCCCATCACCAGAGTAATACTTTTGAGTTCTATCAAGAAGTGGGGACTAAATCTGTGATGTGTGTGGATGAGGGCGGAGAGGTTTTCGTTCTGAAGTTTACACCGTGTCTTCGGACGGATATAGACTTTTCTTCCACAGCGGGGCCAGCCCGGATAGGGAAGGTTCTGGCCGAGGTAATCAACGAAATGACAGACACGGCGAAGAAGCAAGGGTTCAAAGAATTTGTGTTCGATTCTACAAGCCCGAAGCTGATTGCGTTCTGCGAACGACTCGGGTTTCAGAAAACGGACGATTACCGAAAGGTGCTATAAATGTGCGGTGCGAGTAGCGATCAAAAACAAATCGCGCAGGAACAGAAGCAGAACTTCCAGCAGATGTCGGCCCAATCAGCGGCAGTTTTTGGGGCGGGTTCTCAAATTTTCAATGATTTAAGTTCTTCTTTTGAACCCGTACTGGCTGCCGGACCAGATCAGGCGGGCTACTCTGCTCCGGAATTGGCGGCTCTGAAATCAGCGGCGATCTCGAACACCGGAACTGCCTACCGAAATGCCGCTGCTGCTACGGGCGAACGCATTGCTGCCTCGGGCGGGGGCAACGCGATCCTGCCTTCCGGTCAAAGTGATGCCCTGCAAGCACAAGTTGCGGAAGCAGGCGCGGCTCAGACTGCGGGCGAGTTAGGAAATATCAACATTCAGAATGCCGAACTTGGCCGCCAGAATTGGATGAACGCCGCTGGTGTGCTTTCTGGCGCTACGAACGTATTCAATCCAGCCACGGGAGCGGGCAACGCTGCTACTGGCTCGGGAAGTGCGGCTATGACTAGCGCAAATGACGTACAAACGGCTAATAGGGCACTTACTGGTGATATAATGGGAGTTGTGCAAGCCGGGGCGGGAGTAGCTGGCGACATTATGTGCCCCGCCAAAGGCTCCCCGTATCTAATGGCCGATGGGTCAGAAAAGCCCGTCGAGTTACTCGAAGTCGGAGAACTGATCCAAGGCATCGACGGCGAGCCGCAGATTATCGAGGAAATTCAGTCCGCGATTACGCCCATCCTTCGAGTAGAAACTGAAGACGGGCATGTTGCTCGGAACTCCAGAGTCCACGCCTATGCTTTGCCTGCTGGTGGGTTTACTGTAGCTATGCACTCGCTCGGAAAGACCATTCTTACGGAAACCGGACGAAGCAAAGTTGTCAGAGTTCAGTGGGCAGGCGAAGATTGGGTATTCAACGTTATTACCAACGGTTCCCATACCTATCGGGCGAGCGGAGTTTGGGCCCTCGGGGTCGGGGAAGCAGAGCGTCAAGTCAGTATGTCGAAATGGAATGAAATTGGTGACGGGCTAGCACTCGCGCAAGGGAGTAAATAGTAGCTTACATTCCGGATATTCTCCGCACCCAACCACGCGGGTTTCTACTATAGTTCCGAGAAGAACGGTATTGATTGCTTAATCTATAATTTTTCTGTGCTTTTAACCACCCAACTCGGTATCTCCCGTTCGGGTATTTATTGTGGCAACTTCCACATAATTTCTTCCCGCTCCACACATAGCGTCCTTTAGAACATCTTCTGTGGGAGTGACGGCGGCACGCTATAAAGGTTGTTTCCCACTTTTTAGCCCGCCGTTCTCTGGATTCCACAGAACGAGAATAATTGTTGGAACACTTTGAGCATCCTTTGGTTCTGCTTCCGTGTAGCCAAGAAGAAATCTTTATTGGTTTGTCGTGCTCTAAGCAAAGTCTTTTTTCAGGCGGGGGAACGGCAACTATTTTATTTCTTCTTTGAATTCTTTCTTTTTGACACTCTGAGCAAGATTGATTCCTATGCCCCGCAAGCCACAGACTAGGAGCTATAGGTCTGCGATGTTTCTTACAAAGCCTTTTGCTCGGCGGCGGAATCTTCACAGGTAAATGGTATAATTAAGGATTGAATTTGTCAATATGACAGACGAAACACAAAACGACCCGTTGCCCGTAGGCGAAGGCCAGAACGGAACAGCCAGTCCGGAATCCGTACAACCCCCCGTCCCGACTGCTCCGCCTCAAGTTCCTACGCAGCCACAGCCTCCAGCAGACCCGCTTGCCAACCACCCCGCCGTCCAGCAGGCGGGGCTTGTCCGCAAGATTGGCGAAACGATTGCGGGCGGGCCGCGCATCAAGACCACGATCAATCCTATGACGGGCGAGGTTACCCGAGAAAAACAGCCTCTCAGTACAAAGGACATCATTACCGGGGCCCTCGCAAACATCCTCGGCGGAATAAGTCAGGTAGCAGGCGGGGCTTTAGCTGGTCATCAAGGCCGCCCGGTTCCTCCTCCGCAGCCCCTTCCCACCCAAGTTGCCGCACAGCAACAGGCACAGCAATCTAACGAGGATTTTGAGCGAGTTCAGAATCAGAAAGTCCGTCAGGCAAAGGTTATGAATGCCAACCTTGAAGCCATGCGGACTGCGTACGCTTTGGGGAAAGAAAACGACGACGCGAAAGATTCAGTAGTTCAGAACCACGCGGGCGACCTTGAGAACTGGCAGAAAGCCGGGGCAGTCGAATCCTCGAATGTCCCGTCTGATGAGATTCTGAAGAAGGGCTTTGACAAGACTAAGTATGTAGCTATTCCGGACGGAAAAGTACCTGTATTCAACAAAGACGGAACTCGGGCGACCGACGAGAACGGCGTGCCACTAAGCCAACTTACCTACTCGGTAGTTGACGGAACGACTCAGGCCCCGTTGTCTCAAGACAAGTACGATCAGCTTGCCAAGTACGGACTGATGTCTGCAAGGCAGGGATTCAAGTTGCCCGAAGGAGCTAGCATCTCTTCTGCTCAGCTTGCGCTGATGAATCATAAGCTAGACCTGATTAACCAGACTCAGCGGGAGCTAGACGAGGTTCACACTGCCGTGGGCGGGGAGAAGGTAGACCTCGCGGCTCAGATCAAGAAGAATCCGCAACTCTTGTCGGCGATTGAAAAATTCCACAACGACGCAAGCAGTACGGAACCGGACAATCAAGTCGCTAATATTTCGGGCAAGTATCCGCAGGCAGCGGGTTTGATGCGCGAATTGTTCGGAAACGAGAACCTTGAGAAGTTTAAGGAAAACAGACTCGCCCGGACCAAAGCGGAGGCTACGTCTCAAGAAGAAGCAGCACGGCTCAAAGCTAAGGCGGCGACTCCCGAAGGACAAGCCGATCTTCAAGAAAAGAATCTTAGAATCCAGAAGTTGCAGAAAGACTTGGCGGATAAAGGCGGCATTGACATGTCCAAGGTCCAGACGAATGTTCTGGACGGCGTGACCCCGGTGCCCGATCCGCATTATCGGGTGAATCAAGACGTTCTGTCCACTCTGAACGCCCAAGACCCCGGCATGGCGGCGAGCGTCAAGGCTATCGGCGAAGCCCGTGAGTTGATGACCCCGCAAGCGCAGCGTACCAAAGATGGGCAAGCAATTATGAAGTACGTGAACCTCGCCTATCCGGATTACAACGCGGCGAAAGTTGACTCCTACTTCAAGGGTCGTCAGACCGGAACCTCGGGCACGCTCGGGAACAAGGTCAACTCGTTTGCTACCGCTATGGATCACTTGCAGCGGTACTACGATAACATTAACGCCGTCTCTACCGTTCCGGGCGTCAACACGATTGCTTCGATTCTTGGAAACGAGAAGGCCAAGGGTTTCGAGACCGACAAGCACGCTCTGGCTTCAGAAATTGCCAGTGCATACAAAGGCGGCGGAGTTCCTAGCGAGAAGGAAATCGAAAAGTGGACTGACTCTTTGGGCGGCATCACTCCGGCGCAAGCTAAGAATGGTGCTATTGAAACAGCAAAGTTGCTGCACGGTAAGTTCTCGGAATACGCGAATCAATTCCGGAACATGATTCCGGGCGGGCTCCGTGATGACAACTTCCAGTTAATGTCCGATAAGGCGGCTAAAGCCTACGAGCACGTTACTGGAATAAAGATCGGAAGCACGCAGCCGCTAACTCAGGGCCAGAATCTCCCGCAAGGTGGAAATCCGCAAACCGGACAGCCCCAACAGAACAAGCAATCTGTACTTCAGTCCATCACCATGCCCGGAGGCGGGCACCCGATGGATGTGAAGTACGGCCCGAACGGATCAATGATTGTCTGGAGCGGTAAAGCGGGTGATCCGTGGGTGAATCCTGCTACCGGGCAGCCTGTTCAGTAGCCCGTCCTAAAGTATTGCCAAAAGTTTCCATCGACATTTTCTTTCCCGAAGCACTTCGGATACGGGCGTAGATGTTCATATCGTAAAGTTTCCCGTTCAACTTAATCAATTCCTTTGCCCCTCGCTTTATTTTGCGGCAATAGCAATTGGTTGATTTCATAATCAAGTTCGCCAAATCATACGGATGAATGCTTCTTACTTTAGTCATCGTTGTTGCTCCTTGAGTACATAGTAATATAAAACACATAATTTGTCAATATGGCACAACCTCTTGAAATCCCGATGCCTGTAAGCAGTGGTGCAATCGACCAGCCTTCGGCCCCTCAGTCCGGAGTTCCTTCCGGGCCTCCGCCCGTTCCTGCCGGATTCTCGGACGCTCCGCCTGTTCCTGCGGGCTTCTCAGACACTAGTCCGTCTTCCGGACAAGAGAATCCGCTTCAGTCCGTCATGGATGAAGGCAAGCCCACGGGCGCGGAGCAATTTGTCTCGAACGCCGGAGAAAACTTCCTGAAAAGCGCGGAGGGAACTCTAGCGGGGGCGGGAAACATTGGAAATAAATTAACGGGTGGACTGCTTGAGAAAGCAGGCAACAAGATCGGGGATGTTCTCGGGCTTCCGAAAGAAAACTCCAACTCCCCCCACGTTGACCCTTATAAAGCTACGGGACAAGAAGCAGATAAAGGAGTCGGCGGTACGGCGGAAAAGATTATCGGCTACGGTGGGGAAAACCTTGTCGAGTTTATGCTAGGAGACGAAGCCCTGAAAGGGATGTCTCTGGCAGAAAAGATGAAGAACATATCGGGCGCGGTTGCTATTTTTGAGAAGTCCCCCGTCCTGATGAAAGCCGTACAAACGGGAACCAACATTATAAAAGCGGTCGGAGAGTTAGGAGTAGCAGATAAAGAGGCTATTCAAAAATCCCCTATCCTTGCCCGCTTGGTTTCTTTGGGAATGGACGCTGCCCGCGAAGGAACGGTAGCGGGTGCCCAAGAAACAGCTAAAACAGGCGATGTTAAGAAGGGTGCCGAAACAGGGGCAATACAAGCGGTAACTTCCGGAGTCCTAGGAGGAGCTTTTAAGGCGCTCGGACGTGCGGGCGAGAAAGCTGGAGAAGCGGGAAAGGCTGTTCAGGAAGCGTCCTCTCAAGCTGCGGCTGCTCCTAGCAAGGTTGAGGCGGGCGAGAAAGTTGCTAGCAAGATTCAAGATGCTGAGCAAACGATGCACTCGGACTTCGAGACCGGAATCCAAAACCTGAAAGGCAAACTCGGAGACGCCAAGATTCCGTACAAGGGTAGCCCGCTACAACAGTCGGCTGCTGACGCTATGGAAGGACGGGCAGATGTTCCGTCGAAGAAAACTACGGCGCTCGGAAACGAGTTCAAGGACTTGGCGGGAGGCTCGGAGCAAACCAAGAAGTTGCTGTTCGGATTGACTGACCCCGGTAAAGAAGGCGACCTGACGATTGACGAACTGATTCAGAGACGCCAGCAACTAGGCGAGAAGATCGGGCAAATGACTAAGGGTGCGACTAGCTCGGCGGATCGGGCGGACGTACAGGTGTACCAGAAACTCCGGGACGGGATCGACCAGACAATTGATTCGCTCGCGAAGAACTCTGGCTCGCCCGAAGCATCACAAGATTACAAAGCCCTTCGAGATGCGTACAAGACCAAGGTAGGCTTGTTCAAAGAGCCTGTGATCCGGGCGTTGAGCGATCCCGGAGTTGACAAGGCTACGAGCCTCGATAACGCGGCCAAGTATCTTCTTTCGGGCGGGAAGGTTCTCGATAAAGTCGGGACGCTCGAACAGGTGATCGGTTCTGACGGGCTGAAGGACTTCGGAAAACACATCGTTCAGAACGTGATGGCCGATGCTGCTCCGGAAGGTGGGCAAGTAAATCCGATCAAGTTCGCGAAGGAGTGGAAGAAGATCGAGGCTCTGCCGCCCGAGGTCAAGACCAAGTTGTTTGATATGTCCGGTGCGGCGGATGGGCTGGATAAACTATCAAAAGACCTGAAGTCGGCGGCCAATTACCATAGACTTGTCCGAGCAGGAATCCTCAGCGCGGCAGGCGGCGGGTTAACTCACGGATGGGGCGCGATCCTCGGCTTGCTCGGAGAAGCGAATCTCGGCAAGGCTACGGAGTTACTCGACAAGGTGGCGAATAGCCCGAAAATGTGGTCCGCTTTCCGTACAGCGGGCTCGACGGCAGAAAAGGTTGCTGCAAGCCCGACGGCCCGTAGAGCAGCCACCGCTGTTAAGTACGGTACGGGCAGTGCGTTGAATAACGTGCTTCAGGGGGCTAACGATTCCTTGAGCAGCCCGATACAAGAAGACGAAGGGGTATACACCAATCAATGACCTACTCACACAAAAGCGGAGCTAACGTAGCCACCAAGCCGCTCGACATGAACTCGGAGCACGACACGGTAAAAAGCCGTCTTACGGGCCACGACCACGAGATTATGTTCGGACCTTTGCCCGCAGCGGCGGACCCGAGCATGGGCGGTCAGGTGCCCGCGAATCCATTTGCGAGCCGAGCACAAGCTGGCTACATGCACCTTCATCCGGACGTTTTGGGAAAGACCGCACTCGCAGAGTGGGATCGCGAAACCAAAGGCAAAAATCTACCTAAGCACGTTAAGAAATAATAGGACACTTTTTCTCAATGGCATCTCGCGCAGAGGAATACGTAAAGTCCCATCTTATCCATACAGCTTGGAAGTATGGGCAGCATTACGGGGGAACGCCCGCAATGATGGCAATTCTTCACGTCCTTAAAGCAAGACAGCGGGCCGGATGGGGGACATATCTACACATTCTGGATACCGTGGATAAGTGGCACGCAGCCCCACCTAAAACCACCACCCACGCAGACATTTGGGACAGGCGCTTTTTGAGTTTGTGGAATGAAATCGACGGGATTTGCGACGATACGAGGCGCGACCCAGTGAATGGTGCGCTCTATTGGGGGGACACCACGGATATTCAATCAGACTGGTTCATGGAGCACGTTTGCCTTAATCCGGAAAAGATTCGTTGTGCCGACATGGGATCGTTGACCTTTTGGCGCTGATGCTTCTTTGACCGTTCGACTCCTTGTTCCGCGTTAGTCATCCATTTGCAGTTTTCAGGGCAGTAGTTTCCGATATCCCCGAACCGACCGAGCGACAAACCTTTTGGTTTTTCTTCCATGTCTCGCAAAAAGTTTGTATACCCTTCGGGGTTTTTAGAGTGCCATCTGTCGCACACGGAGATTCCAGCCGCCCCGTATGTTTTATAGTCTTGGTTATTGGGGTTGTTGCACCTATTGTTCATGGATTTCCATGACACATAGGTCGGGGTTTTCCGCATGTTTTTGGTGAACCCTTTGGTGCTGAAACACCCGCAATTAGAGTTTCTCTTGTCTCGTATACAAGGAACGAGACATTGTGTACTGCGCTTAATTGTGTTTCCGCAATCACATTGACAAAGCCACACAAATCGCCCGTTGCATCGTTCTGCGGTCGCGGCTATCACGACGAGTTTCCCAATTCGGGTTCCTACCAAGTTCCGGCTCTTTTTAGTCTTCTTGTTGAGGCAACCGCAACTCTGTACGTTTCCGGATTTAAGATTAGCTCCTCGAACAGATTTTGTATTACCGCAAGAACATTGGCAGAACCAAAAGGGTCTGCCGCCGTCCGGTCTGGGATCGCGCCCTTTGACCGTCAGTTTTCCGAATGTTTTGCCCGTCAAATCTATTAGGTCCATAGCATGAAGTATAGCAAGTAATTTGTCATTTGTCAAGTTGACAAAACCCGCCCGAATTCAAATCAAGGATTAACAATGAAGTCTCTTATCAAACTGATGATGGTAGTGTGCCTGTGTGGAGTTGTTTACGGGCAGCGTGATGGTGTTCCGACTTTCATTCCCGCCGACACTTACGAAGTTGATACAATCAATTTGCTGACTTTAGCTCCCGTATTCAACATTCCAATTCTGTCCAAGAACGAATTTCTTCCTTTTGGGTATGTAGAGACTTCTAGTCAAGGATGTTCAGTGACCGGGAGCCCATCGGTTCTCGTATGCGGCAGCCCTAATGGGGCGGTTTTTAACGGATATTCTTCTGGTCTTTTGGGAACATATGTCGTAGTGACGGGCGGTACGCAAAACGGCACTTGCCCCTACTACTCCGGATGGTACGTTGTTAGCGGCGATGGCTTGGATTACCATCCCGTAGCTTCTACATACAGCCTTTATAAATGCAGCGGCCCGTCAAGTTTTACCGCCACTACTATTGATGGATCAGGATACACGCTGTCTGTGCACATGACCTCCGGTGTTGTGTCGGGCACCGTTACCTCTTCTTCCGGACGAAATGTGTCGGTGTCTTCCTTTACGCCTTCCGTTCCCTCGGGGGGACAGTCGTCTTCATCTTTAAGCGAGAGCGATTCTTTTGGTAACTCTCAAAGCAGTTCAGCCGGGGTGTATACCGACTCTCTGGGAGTCCAAACTCTTACCGCCACAAATAGCGGATTAAACCAGATATTCACACAGTGGACCGATACGCAGGGAAACCCGCAGCAAATTACATGGACTCTCGTAACATCTCAGCTATCCATAAATTTGACCGGAGAAACATGCGCTAGTAATTGGTATAGTCGAGCTTTTTACCCGCTAACTTCTATAGGCTATCCTGACGGAACCTCCGTTGGAAATATTACATACGAACCGGGCTCCGGAGGCTCAGGTACAACTACCGGGAGAATTCAATCTTTCACGCTCCGAACAGGCGGGGTGATTTCTTATGCCTACAATACGCCGTGCAATAGTGCGGGCACGACTAACTCGTTGACTAGAACTACCCCCGATGGTTCTACTGCCTACACAAAAGCAGTTGTGGTTCAAAACGGTTCCGAAATCACATACTCTACAACTGTTCTCGATCCGGGAAAAAACAAAACTGTTTATTACTTTCCCGTGGTATCTGGAACGAGCTACGCCCCTGTTGTTAGTGAGATAGACAGATACCAAAATACGGGCACGGTATCGTCCCCCGTGTACACTCTTCTTTCTAAAGATGTCGTGTGCTATAACGGAGTCCAGACAAATTGCAGGGACACCGACCCGCTATACCCCATCACGCAAAGAGATACATACCACACAATCGGTGCGATGTCTACCAGTTCTCGGGTGAGCGAGACTTTTGATTCGTATGGAAATCGTGCCACCGTCGCCAACTACGATTTCGGCGCATCGAGTTTCACCACAAAGACAACAACTACATACGGATCAAGTTGCGGGCCCAACGCAAACATAAACGATTTGCCGTGTGACGTGCTGACCACCGATGGCGCACACAACCTTTCCGAAACGAAGTACACATATAATTCAAACGGAGCACCTCTCTCTAGTTCTCGATTGACGGGATCAACGTGGCTTACAACGAACTACACTCCAAACGCCACGGGAACCATAGGAATTGTTCAAGAACCTAACGGACAAACCATCAACATTGGATGGGACGCTACGGGCACCAACGGCGGCTGTAACGGAATGTTGCCCACATGGACTTCCACAGTTCTAAGCGGCGTGACACTAAAAACCTCACAGACTTGGGATTGCAATACTGGTTTACCGTTAGTTAGTACCGACGTAAACGGAAACTCACCGCTTCCTAATCTGTACGACTCAATGCTTCGCACGTCGCAGGTGACTGATAATCTTCAAGCGTATCAGCTTTCTATGCTCTATACGAGTAACACGGTTTCTATAGTTCCGTCATTTGGAACAACCAGCATGAAGTTTTTTGACGGCCTAGGGCGAGACGTTGTTTCTCAGCACAGGCAGACTCCGAGTTCTTCGAACTACGATACCGTGTCGTCGTCCTATGCGTTTTCTGGCCCAAATGCACAGGTCATTTCAAGTTCTCCGTGTACTCAAACGTGGGATACCTCCTGCACAACTAATTTCACCACTAGCGTAGTCAATCCTCTCGGGCTTCCGATATCCACTACCGATCCGCTCGGCGGGACTCTGACGTACGTCTACAACAAGAACGATGCTTCGGTTACGGTCGGCCCCGCACCTTCCGGAGAACATGTAAAAACCATCCAAACCGAAGTAGACGGTCTCGGCAGAACCAAATCTGTCTGCACTTTGCAGACGAGTGGCGGCACGGCTTGTGGTCAGGCGATGGGCGGCTCTGGAATTCTCGATACTTACTCCTACTCGTTCGGGGCCGGAACAGCAACTACGTCAGTGACTCGTGGAACTCAGACCCACACGACTACCGTGGATGCTTTGGGCCGACCTATTTCAGTCACTACGCCCGAGTCCGGAACCACAACATATTACTATGACTCCGTTACTACCTCGGCATGTGGAACCGTAACTTCGGCAGGAACGCTATTAGAAATTAAAGACAATATAGGCAATTACTCCTGCTTCCTTCCAGACGGGGACGGGCGATACACATCAGTCGGAACCAACATCGCCAGCACTTCTCCATGCAAACGTTTCGCCTATGACAACGTGAACGGATTTTATGGGCAGGGATCTCCGACAGGGTACGTCGGAAATAATTTAGTGGGCCGCGTGGTAGAGGCGGAAACAGACGATTGCACTTGGCCGACTTCACCTGCGCACATGTTGACTGATGAATGGTTCAGCTACGACGCAGACGGGCGAATGACAGATATGTGGGAATCTACGCCGCATTCCGGAGGATACTACCACACATCTGTTGCCTACAACCCTAACGGCACGATCAATGCGCTCAACGGCATTCCCGGCTACGACGCGTACACCTCCGGAGTTGACGGCGAGGGTCGCCCGAGTACCGCCTCGCAGGGCACAACTACTATTATCAACGGGGTTACCTACGACGCGGGCAGCCGTCCGCTTTCCGTACTCGTTGGAACTTCTGGCGACAGCGATACTTTTACGTATGACGCCGTTGAGAAAATGAAGACCTACACGTTTTCCGTAAACGGCAAATCTGATGCCGGAGTATTGACTTGGGACCAAGACGGAACGCTGGGAACTCTCGCAATTACCGACACATTCAACACCGGAGGGTCACAGACCTGCAATTTCGCCTACGATGACGTTGCCCGTTTAACCGATGATAATTGTGGATCGACCCTGTGGCACCAAACGTACAGTTACGATCAATACGACAATCTCACGAAGACCGGAAATCCCGGTACTTCTTGGAATCCCGGCTATAACACAGCAAACAACGAAATGGTGGGAAGTTCGTATGACGCCGATGGGCATCTCCTCTACGATGGCGTGAACACCTACTCGTGGGACGCCTACGGGAAACTATCAAGCGCACGTTTAGGCAATGGAACTCCGGTATGTGGACAGAGCGGTTCATACTGCGTTACCTATGATGCTTTTGGTCGGATCGTTGAGGCCTCTAGCGGCAGCAGCACGTATGAATACCTATTCAGCCCTGTCGGGCGTGTAGCTACAACGAGCGGCGCAACCAATGTCTTCGAGTCTTTTTTACCTCTACCGGGAGGGCCATCTTTGAAGATGACCGGACCCAATGGTAGCGGAACAAAAGTAATTATTCACAAAGATTGGCTCGGTTCTGGACGGTTAGGGACAAACTTTGGATCGAGAAATATGGCGTGGGATGCTGCACGCACTCCATACGGAGAAGCCTACGCTACTTCGGGAACTGTAAAACAGGATTTCACGGGCGATCTGCAAGACATCATGCCGGGATTGTTCGACACACCAAATCGGGAATTGGCAACCAACGCTTCTCGGTGGCTGTCTCCTGACCCGGCTGGTGCGAGTTGGAATGCGTATTCGTATCCTACAAATCCTAATATTTCAACAGACCCGACAGGACTCTACGCCGGGGGTGTGGGGGCCGGGTTCCACTCTTGTCCGGCATATGGGGCTTGCGGCGATCTTACCGCTTTTGATGAACCGTACTCCCAAGCTTTAACTATAACTATACCTAGTAGCCCTATGAGCGACATCATAGACTTCTTTATCGGGCAGGATAACAATAGCCCATCTGGAGCGCAAGCTACGGGAGCCTTGTCCGGAGAAGAACAATTTTCTCTGCTGCCCCGAGGAACCGATGCTCTAGGTATGATAGGTGACTTTCAGTGGCCCAATAGAGATTCCAACGCGCAGTTTCAATATGCAGGAGACGTAGCTGGAACTCTCGGTCTTCACGGCCCGCTATCCAACGGAGAGGATTGGTGGCAACGAATATCCGATACGATGTCGGCTGTTGCGTTGCTCGGAAATGGCAGAAACGTTGAGCCCCGATTGATGCCTGTGCTGGAAAAGAATCCTTTCAGCATTAACGAAACCATAGACTTGATTGACCGTCTAAGTTCAGAAAACGGTGGCCTGACGGGTAACGGCGAACCCCTACCCTCGCAAGGGTCGGATGTGGAATTCTGGGATAAAGCTAGATACAGAGGCTCGCACGCAGATTCGTGGCAGTCGAAATGGGTTTCCTACGGAAACGAGGCTCCTACAACTTCGGCTTTCTATACTGGTTCGTTTAAGCCGGGGTATGCACCGTTGGATTCTAGCGTAATCCAACACCTTATAAATCTAGTGATTGGTTTGCAGTAGCTTTTCTATATACGAACAGGCCGGACATTCCAAATTGGAATGGTCGTGGTCGTGTGTCACGCCCGGAGGAAGAGAATCTATATTGGGGGGCTCATGTGGATGAGGCTTCTCGGCGTAGCGTGGGCCGAGAACCTTCAGTTCTTCTTCCGTCAACGGTGGCAATGTTCTCATTCCAATATTCTAACAAAGTGAAGGAAAATGTCAACTCCGAACTTGCAGGTTAAAAACGGCGGATTCGGGGAGAACGAACAGGCCGCGCCTAATCGCTTCTTGGCGTATCTCTTCGTCTGAGAACTTCGTAATGATCTTTCTTGGGCGCTGGTTATCACTCTGCTCCTTGGCCGTCGCCCATCGCACGTTTCCGGGCTCATAGTTGCCGTTATTGTTAATCCGGTCAAAAGTCCGGTCGGGTGGTTTCGGGCCTATTTCGTTTTCTACGTCTGTACGGAAAACAATAAAGGAATCCCGCCACTTTTTGCACATTACGATACCGCGACCGCCGTAATTTTCGTAGCTAATTTGATTGCCGTTTGTGGTGCGAGTTTTGATCCCATACCAAGTGGAGTAAAGAGGGTGCTTAGACCACCCCCGATGCTTGCCACAGTTTTTTATCGCTCCTGACCGAACTCGACTAATAACGCATAGCCGTTCATTACCACACTCGCATCGAAACCACCAGCGAGACACAAGCTCCATCCGCTTCCCGTGTTTAAGCCAAATCGACTCCCCACGACGGATTGCGGTCAGATTATGGAAACGACGCCCTGTATAATCCTTGTACTTTCCGAGATTGATTAGTCTTTTATTTTCTATTGCCAAGCATCCGCAGCTTTTCGTAACACCGCCAACAATCTGCCCACGGGCTACTAAACACTCGTTTCCGCAAGAACAGAGACACCGCCATTGACGGACTTTTTCTTTTCGGCTGCCACGAAGTATAGTACCTCCCACTCCCAAAACTGTAAGCCTACCGAATATGCTTCCGGTTAGGTCTTTCCGTATAGTACCCATTAGATCAGTATAGATTATTACGAGGAATTTGTCAAAGTGGCAACTCCAAATTTACAACTCGAAGGTGGCAATTTTCAGAATGCTTCTGGAGCCGTAATCGCTGGCGGAAAATTGTTGCTAACAATTTCGCACGACGAAAGTTATGCCAGCGGCCCCTCACAAATAGTTGGCGGGCAGAAATTTACTGTAACACTCGACAACAACGGAAACATTCCGGTTAGTCCGGCCTTCAAAGTGTACGATAATGCGGACCTCCTACCTAGCGGGAGCTTTTATATTGTCCGCTTGTTCGATTCTACCGGGGCAGAAGTTTGGGCCAGCCCGCAATACTGGACATTGCTAGCAAGCCCGAATCCTATAGACGTGGGAACGATTGTGCCTACGAACCCACCGGGCTCTGGGCTTAACTCGGGCGGGGCGACTCTACTTCTACAAACCAACGAAGTAAATAACGGTAGCCAGTCTCTTCTCGATCTGCACGCAGGAACCAACATAACGCTAACGGACAATGGTTCTGGCCGTGTGACGATTGCCTCTACGGGTGGTCCGACATTCAACACTACAGGACAGGGGTACTTCTTCGGGCCGGGAATCTTTGAACCAATCTCTGTCGTCACTCGCACCACAGGCGCGAGTTGGGTGGCGGCTCCTAATACGGTTTACGTAATTCAGTTCACTATGCACGTTAGCTTCCAAGTAAGTAAGTTTTCGATCAACGTCATTGGGAATGCAATCGGGAAACACGCGGGCTTCGGAATCTATTCGGCGGACGGGAACACGAAGTATGTGGATTCAGGAGCGATGAGCGTCGGGAGTATAGCTATTGTCACGTCCTCGATTTCGCCCGTTACACTCTCGCCCGGAACATATTTTTGGGCACAGACATCGGACGGATCAACCGCACAAATCAATATTTCTACGTCGGCTGGCACGAACGATGTGGCACTGATGAACGCCAACGCATCCTTCCCGCGATATGCTTTGGCCGCTAACGCCTCGGCTGCCGGAGTCTTGCCCGCTACGTTAGGGGCCTTGACTGCTGCGTCCGGAGTAACCCTTTTCGATACCGCCTTAGTGATGATGGAGCCGTAATGCAACCCACCTTCTTAACCATACTAAAACAATACCTCGATACTCTCCAATGGCCTGTGATTGCTATCATGGGAATCACAGGTGCTTGGAAAGCACGAGGTATTTGGCAAGATTATTGTTTGCGGGCAGACCGCGCCGAAGCCCGTGATATCAAGACAGCAGAGACTATCGAGCTTCTGGCTACCAACCATATACCACACTTGCAGATGGCTATAGAGACAAACACAGCGGCAGTCAAGGAAATGCAGGGTGATATCAAACTGGCTATTGCGACTCGCCCGCATCACGGGGATTAGTACGGTATATCGCACTCGGGCAGCGGCTCATCATCGTCACAACTCATAACGGTTGCGGATACTGAATCAAAATTGGGATAGTTGGCTACTTCTTGCGTAGCCTTATCTCGGGCTTCCTGTTCGTTTTCAGCATCGACCGTGACGCAGGTTTCTGCTTCGACAAGAACGAAATAGCTTTTCATTTAGTCCTCCAAGATCGTATCAACTTTCCTATTTGCATCCATTCCTCGTAGGTAAAATGGTCGTTCTTTGAGTAATTGCACCGTCTACAAGCAATTACTATATTTTCCAATTCGTAGGGCTTGCTGTTATCTTTTCTGTCCAAATTTGTTGCGGTTCCACCTTGCCCTTTTATTCTGTATTCAGGCCAGAAAATATCCTCGCCGCAATAATGGCATTCTTTTGTCTTGGTGAATTCGACAAACTGTTCGTAGGTGATAAGAACAGGGTAACGAGCCCGTTGAACCAGAGAATTATAATTAGATTCAAAAGGTCTTTTGCGGCGGTAGGGACGCGGGCCTTTGTGTCCACACATCCTACAACGCTTGCTTCTATGATACAGGGCTTGGGATAAACATTTGAACTTGCGCCCACAATTGCACCGAACATTCCAATACAACCGACCTCTTTCATACCCCGCACGGCTCAACACCAATCTAGCACCGAACCTCTGCCCAGATAAATCAGGAGTTCTTCTTGGCATCCTCTTCTATTTCTTTCTGAAGGAGAGCAAGACTTCGCCACACAGCCTTCGCCATGTGACGAAGCCCGTCTTTATCCCGAGTCCCTCGGGCCATGAAGTGCCTCATCATGGTATCTGCTTCGTCTTTTGACTTATCCCGATCCCAATGTACGGGCTGGCCGGGATTGTGCTGTTCGTTTCCCGTATAGGATACGAGCGAAACTTCGGCTACGGCGTCCGGGAAGTAGTCAAGGAAGCCCGTGGCAATTGGATACTTCTTTCTTTCCTTTGGATCATCGGGCAAGATTGATACCCGGCTAGGTGCTCCCCCAATTCCCACCATCTGATGCCCACGCATTCCCCGCCTTACTTCCTGCGAGTTAACTTCCCTAACTTCTAGAGCCTTCTTTGCATCTTCTGCGGTTTCAAAACCGTTCCCACCCGACGTAGCGGCAAACTCAACAATCTTGTCTTCGATCACGTAAAACATTTATCCTCACACTAGAACTGCTTTAGTTAAGGTTGACTTGAGGTCTTCCCACGTAGAGAAGACATTGACTTCGGGCAAGTAATGGAAGATGTTCTCCTTTGGGCCGCATACGATCAGAGTCTTTCCGAGGCCCATAGCGAATCCAGACTCGTGCATACGCCCGCCCCGACAGAACGGGATTAGAGGGTCTTGGGTGAAGAGAATCACTGCATCTGCCGCTATGATCTCGTTTAGGTCTTTCCGGGCGTGAGTCCTAAGATAATCGTCCGTTACATCGTGCAGTTTAGCGTTGCCCGCCATTTCCTCGTACGGCCAAGTAGATGTGACCTTGATTCCAAGGTTCTCTAGCTCCTGAGACTTCTCCGCTATTTCTCCCTTCCTTGAAAACCCCGCTGCTAAGTAAACCTTCAAATTAGTCCCTCACATGTTCTACAGGCTCGTCGGACGTGGGCTTATTCCACTTTCGGGCCTTGTTTATTGCTAGCTTTTCCTCGCACACTTTCATAAGCACATCCAAACTCATTCCGGCTCGGCGGGCAGCGTCGAACACCAAGAACTGACAGTCCGCGATCTCAACCCAATCGCAACTGTCTTGAGCCTCTCTAGCTTCCTTCTCCAAATGCTTTAGTGCCCCTAGTGGACCTCGTTCGGAATCCGTACCGAAAGTCGCCTGCGACCACTCAGATTGACCGTTCCAAAACTTCTGCACTACGCTCATTCCGCTCCTTTCGGCACTGCCGGAAGCCCGTACTGATGTTCCTTCTCTCGGGCAATCATCAAATCTCGAAACTTCTCTGCTCGCCCGTCTCCCGAGCGATCTCCTGTACCGACATTTCGTGCCTCGTTACCCACACTTACAACCTCCGGATAATTGGTCATAGGGTTTCTGTTTCGGGCGTTCGGACTTCGTAGATATAGTGCCCGCCTCTTCTTGATTGAACCCAACAGAACATTTGAAACATCCTGTTGCCTTCCATCGCCGATATAAGCGATTCGTTCCCGCTCCACCCACCCGTAGATATTTCGTACCGTCTTACGGGCAAGCCTAAATCGTTTAGAGTGTCCGATTGTGTCCAGCCCCAATCTGGCATCCACCACGCCGCCCGAACGTAATCCATTAGCCCGAGCCAATCGTTACCCCACTCCCGAATAACTTTCTCCGTCTCTTCGGCGGGATACCCATAACAATCCATTAGCGGGCTTGGATTCACTTCAACTTCTCCTGAATCTCTTTGGCGATAGCCGGGTTATCTTTCAGGTAGGCGATAGCGTTATCCCTACCTTGCCCGATACGATCTCCGCTCGCGAGCGAGTACCAGCTACCGCTCTTGACGATAAAACCAGCCGCTTCTCCGAGATCAATCAAGTCCGCTTCCCGTACAATTCCCTGCCCGTACATCAGGTCTACTTCCGCCTCACGGAAGGGGGGCCCCACCTTGTTTTTTACGCATTTGATTCGTGTACGAGCGCCTGTAACTGTTTCACCATCTTTGATCGCGGAGATACGTCTGATGTCTAGCCTCACGCTCGCAGAGAACTTCAGAGCCTTCCCTCCGGGCGTAGTCTCCGGGTTTCCGAACATTACTCCGAGCTTCTGACGAATCTGGTTGATGAATATCAGGCAAGTATTAGACTTATGGACAATGCCCGTTAACTTCCTGAGAGCCTGCCCCATCATCCTTGGCTGGAGACCCATGAACTGGTCCCCCATTTCTCCGTCGAGTTCCGCCTTGGGGACGAGGGCCGCTACTGAATCCACGACTACAACATCAACAGCGTTCGAGCGAACTAAAGCATCCGTGATCTCTAGAGCCTGCTCTCCGTAGTCAGGCTGACTGACGAGCAAGTTATCAACATCGACTCCGAGCTTCTTTGCGTAGGCCGTATCGAGCGCGTGCTCGGCATCGACAAACGCCGCCATCCCTCCGGCCTTCTGAGCCTCTGCGATTACTTGCAGAGAGAGGGTGGTCTTTCCTCCGCTTTCCGGACCATAGATTTCTACAACTCGCCCGCGAGGAAGCCCGCCAACTCCGAGCGCCAGATCGAGCTTCGGGCTGCCCGTACTGATTACCTTGACGGGCACGATTTCATTACCGCCTAAACGGGTGATCGAGCCCTTGCCAAACTGCTTCTCGATTTTGGCTACGGCAGTGTCTAGCTCTTTGCTCATGCCCGCCACTTTCCATTCTTAACCGTTACAATCGACCGCTGGCCGTTGGGGTATTGAACTACGTGGCTATGGCTCCAAGAACTCGGACCTTGGGTGTACGTCCAGTCAGGAGTCAACTTCGTGGAGGTTCCTGCAACATACAACCCGTGATAGATTCCGCAAGAGTGAGTATGAGCAGTAGTTGCTTTCACACCCATCTTACTGAGGTTATCGGGCGATCCGAAACGACCGTTGGGCCCGAGATTGCCGTGCATTCCGCACTCGACTTCTCCTACCATGTAGGATTCGTCGGGCAACAAGAACTTGATAGCTCCGGAAGCCAGTCCGGTTTCCGTAACTAACGCCCGGTCCATCAGGTTTACATTCTTAGGAAGCTTCCCCGCCCGAAGCTCGGCGTACATGAATTTCTGCAAGCTAAGGAACAACTCAGCATTGGCCGGGTCAAAGCGGTAGTCATAGTTCAACAGCCAAGATTCGATCCACGCCCCGTCGTGATTGGAATCGGGAACAACTGTCTTGCACCACGGGCGAAGGTACTTCTCCAGCATTGCCCGCGTCTGCCGAAGCTCCTCATCGACCCGATGCAGCCCACGCAGCCAAGTATGAAACCGCTTGTGCGGTTCCGTCTTGCCTTGCAGGTGACGGTTGGTAGAAGCACCTTCCATAACATCGTGTATAAACTGATGCTTGGGCTTCAAGGTATCCAGCATGTTAAGGGAGGCTTCAACGACCGTCGTCTCCGCCATTGTTGCGTGCAAGTCTCCCCAAGTGATTGCCTGAACCGACTCGCCAGTCCTAACCTTCCCATCTTCCGCTACAACATCCAAATCCTGAATAATCCGGCCATTCTTACGGGCAGCAACTTGTCTGACCCACCAGTTGCCTTCACTATCAACTTCGACCAAGAGGAAGGAATAGCGGTGATGATGCTCTGCTTTCTGACCCGCCTTCTTCTGGATGTAGTTCAACTGCGTAGCCGCACCCGTCGTATACAGCATTTTGGCGGGCTTGTTCGAAGGCATAGCGACAGAACGCATTTCAACTTTTGTGTGGGGGAAGATAACGCTTGAACTGCCTTTGTGTGATTCCAGTCCGGATAACGGATTCTGCTCGGTAGGCAGAATGTTCATTTCTCCGCACCACGTAAGGTTCGGAGCTAGCAGGACAGTGCTGTCCTTGATGTAGGGCTGGATTCGTTCGTCAAACCACAACTCGAACTCGTACGGCTTCTTCGTGCCCCGCTTTACCGCGAGCTTCCCGAAGCGATTCTGATTGTAGGAGAAGGTTCCAACAAATATTTCTGCATCGTAATGCTCGGCCACCGCCTTGAGATTCTCCCAGAAGGCGTCATGTGCGTACGTATTGTTCTGCGCCGACGTTAGAACGTATCGCTTAATCTTGCCCGGAGCCGGAAGGGGTAGCTTCTCTTCCTTGGACCTAAGTTGCCCGCCAGCCAACGGCTTACCAACTCCAGCTTTGCGCTGAGTTGGGGTCAGTTTATCCGTAATGACTTCGAGCAGAGCATCGTGGGTAGGAAAGAACTTAGCCCGCTGCTTGTCTGTATACTGAGATTTCGACCGTAGATAATCGCGAGTAAGAGGCCCTTGCAACGACAGAGCAACTTCTAGAGCATCAGAAACAATATCGTTTTTGGTCACTGAGTTGGACATGATTTCCCTTTCAAAATACTAGCAATAATGGGAGAGTTTGTCAACTTGACAACTAGACATGCAGTACCAGATATGCGCCGAGCGCAATTCCCGCCCCTACGCCCGTAAAGAAAGTCTTGATCTTGCTCTTGCGGGCTTTGGCTTTGATCTCGTTAACTTGCGCCACACAAGCTTTCTGGCCGTCTGTGATCTCGACTTTCAGCCCTGATACTTGCCCGTTCAATCCTGACACAACTCCGTTCAACCCCGTGATCTGAGAATCCTTGTTAGAGATAACTGTCTGCTGATCTTTGACGTTCTGTTCGAGTGCGGGCAAGGATTCGAGCTTCTGAACCGTCTGTAACTCTACGGGCGGGCTAACTACGAATCCGTTTACCGTACTATCGACACCCGCAGATACACCCAATAACACCTGATGGCGTAACGCCAATTCAGGTAGTGCCAATCCTGCATCTGTCTTCTGCTGAGTCTGGACGGCTTGATTACGGGCGGCGATGCCCGAGACTAACGTCTGATTCTGCCGGGTCAAGGTATCGAGCATTGCCTGATACTGTTGCTCGCGGGCGTCCTGCTGCTTCTGGAGTTCAGAATTCTTAGCAACCTGATCTTCGAGCACCTTCTGAGCTACCGCGTTCTTTGCGAGCGCCGTATCGTATGAGCGGTTGATCCACAGGCGGGCTGTATATCCAATCACGGCCAAGACAAAAATCACGGCCAAGATTCTTTCGTGCTCGCGAAACCATTTCAAATAAGTATCTAGCATTATTTCTCCTTCGGGGGCCCGTAAACCATGCGCTTCTTGTACTGAGCCTTACCGATCAATCCGAACCGTTCTTCTCCGAGCGCCTGAGTTGCCGGGGGATTATCGTGGTAGTCCGCGAGAGCCCGTAAGACTTCAGATACGTTATCCGGATAGACACTTTCGATCAGACCGTAAGCCCGGTTCAGACGCCACTCTAAAATTCCGCGAATCTTGCCTGAAGCGTGGTGGTGGTCTGTTCCTTCGCGCTTGCCGAGCAATACCTGATAGACCTTGTGATTCTTCTGGAACTCTCGGATACTGGAGTGCTCCTCGGGCGTCAGACGGAACAGAACTTTTAACCGTCTTGCCCGAGCCTTGGCGTTATAAACTACTGTCATACCAAGCCCCAAGTATTGCCCACGCGCAGCCCGTTAAGAATCCGTATAGAAGACACTGCGGGAACGGGGTGAACAACCCGAAAACAGTTCCGAACACAAGCGATCCGGCTAAACTCACGATCTTCCCGGTCTTCACTGCTTCCTCGCGGGCAACTTGATAGGGATCTGTAGCTGTGCGAGCACCGCCTTATACAACTCCAACTGCCGGACTAGATCACGGTTTTCGTCCGCCAAGGCTTGGCCGATAGCCTTCAACTGCTCGTTGTGAGTCCGGGCGGCGTGGTAGTTAACATTCAAGCGATCAAATTCTTTCTTGCTTGCCCAGAACATCAGTTCATCCTTTCGGGCTTCAAGATAGACTCGATCAAGCCCGCTAATTGGTGCATGTGCTCCTCGTTCAACACGGCGTTTACGGGCCTCTGAAGCACGTTATTGAGAGTGAGTTTCATGTACGTCAGTTCGGTTTCCGCACGGGCGACCTCACGCTGAGAGTCAATCGCCCGTTGAGTTAATTCGAGGTTATTATCCCCGAGAATCTTGAAAGCCTTACGAAGCCCGTAGATATAGACAACGGACACAGTTAATAGAACGGCCAAGATTACAAGCAGGATAGGCATCAGAAGTTTCCCGGAGCAACTTGGAATACCCGCAGTCCACGGGATCGGTACATATCAACTACCTGCTGCCGATCTTCGAACACGCCCGCGATATCCTTGCCGAAGATACTAATGATGCTGTCTAGAAGTTCGGACTTAACAACATTGTCTTCCCGGTGATCCCCGGCTTTCCGCATGAACATCTCCCCCACGGGGATATGGTATTTATCCATCCACTCGTCTGTTAGTCTGCGGATATCTTCTGAGCGCCCGGTAGAATAGACTATTTCGTGGCCTTCTGCGCTCAAAGATTGGGCAACCTTAACGACCTCTGGAATGGGGGAATCGTCCGCGCAATCAGAAAAGAAGCCCGTCCAATCTTTAGGCGTCTTCTGAATGTGGTGCAGACGGTGGGTCAGGTCTGCGAGAGTCCCGTCAATATCGAAGATATAAATCATACCTATCCTTTCGGTGCAGGCGACGACCAACCGCCTTGCCCGCGAACCATACGGGCTGGAGTTGCAATAATGTTTTCCGTATCAGACCCGCACTTCTCACACGACAAACGGTTATACACTTTCGAGATCGGGCGAATGGCTTCCTGCTCGTGCTTGCACTTCTTGTTGCGACAGCGGTAGAGGTAAAGTGGCACCGGGCAATCTCCTAGAACAAGAAATCAAACGGGGTGTTAGGAATCTTCTTAAAGAACACAACTTGCAATCGCCCGTTATCGTCCGCTTGAAGCCCTGTTTCGTACCCGAGTTTGGCTGCTGTTTGGACGTGAGCGTAAAGTTCGGAAACTTTGGCTACAGGTGTTTGTCCGGCTGTTGCATCGACGGGGTTGATTTCGTAGTGATACGGGCGAGCGACCACGCGGTTTGTAACCTCATCCGCGTAGGCTTTGCCTATCTTCTTCAGCTTGGCTACTTCCTCTTGCAGTGACTTCAGTGTTTTCTTCATAATTCTCCTTATGCTCCATGTACATCATCAGGATCAGCACAACCGTCTGCTTGAGATTCTGCAATCTGAGTAGCAGCTTCTACAGTTACGGGCGGCTGTACGGTTTCCGGATTACGGGGACTAGGCGCGAGATAGGCATACATCAGATAATCTCGCAGACAAGTAGGTGAGCAGAACGGTCTCGGATACTGCGCGTTGGACGGGCTTCTTTCTGGCAGTATCAGGGACATAAAATTATCCCCGGCTTCTGGGAACGGGTCTTGATCGTTGAACGTAAATGACACGGGTTTATCTTGCCTGTGACGACTAGCGCAACGCGGAGACTCGCAACTGATAGTTACTTCTTTGACGATCCGGTCGTTCTCAGACAATACGAGCGACTGGCCGTTGGCTTGACGAACTATGACTTGAGCAGTAGGCATTAGGATTCCTGAATGTTGATAGTTACGGTTACGGGCGACCCTATCTTGAACACGCCCGGTAATTCCAGATGGCTCAGAGAGGCGAGATAGTCGTTGTCCGGCATTTCTACTTCTAAGGAGGTCTTCATTTCCTCCGTCATTTTCTGAGTTACATCTTTGGGAAACTTATACCGGATGTTGTTGCCCGATACCCGACCTTTGAAAACAAATTCAGCCATTACTCCTCCAAATCAAACGGTTTACTGAACTGCAACTTCCGGTCTGCGTGCCCGATATCATCGTGGCACTTCTGGCAAATACCCACGCCGTTCTCTAGACTTACTTCTCCCCCTCCTATTGCTTTACCCTTGGGGGCTTGTTCGTGCATGTGCATGCGGGCGTACAGCGGGCCATTCTCAGTTATCCGTTTCCCGCACCACTCACACTGCCCGTTACAGCGTTGCCAGATTTGAAATCGAACCTCAGCAATTGCGTCACGCTTGGGGCAGGTAAAGAGCAGACTCGCGCCCATTGCCCGCTTCCAATCTTCCCCGTGAGTTGATCGGAAGATACGGATTACTCTCCCTTCGGGAGACCGCTCGACCCACACGGTATTACGGGCGTTCACTTCGTAAGCTGTCGAGCGTAGGACGCCCGTTAACTTCCTTCGGGTTTAGAACATGGCCCCAAGTTGAGAGGAACTCCTGAACCATCCTCTGCATGACGATCTTGCGGGTCATCCACTCGCTTGTATTCTCGGGCAGCGGCTCGGCCTGTTCCGCCGCCCGTAAACCTCGTTCAATTTCTTCCCGTTCTTCTTCCGTACAGAAGAATCCACCGAGATCAAACCATTTGCCTTTCTCTGGCTTCTCATGTCGGGCTACGGCTACTTCTGCTCGAAACTGTTCAGTGTCAACCTTCGGGTCCAGAGCCTTTTCGAGCAACTCCTTAGCAGACTTTCCCGTTCTCTTTACGTACATTGCTAAAGGCATGGCCTTTGAAATTCCGATCTCGACTAACTTCTCTTTCGAGATTTCAGGCAGCAGATGATGAGCTACGGCCTTCGCTCCGTAAAGTTGAGTCCTAGATTTGCCAAACCTAGGCTCGCACCATTCACGCATATAAGCATCAAAAGTTCGGAATTTACGAACCGTCCATGCTTTAGAATTCTCTACATCATCAAGAGCAAGCCCGATCTCTACATACGTTTTCTGGAGGGACTCTCGCCCGTCCCTCGCGGTATCAAGCAGCCCGTCAACCCTTGCGAGCAACCTTCGGGAGACCGACTCATCAGTTTTCGGGAGAAGTTCTTGTACGGGAGTCACTTCGAAACCTCGTTCAATTCCTTGAGCAACTGCGCATAACGAGAGTCAAAAGGCATAAACATCATCTTTTCGGCTAGGAAATCTACGAGTTGTTGGAGGCCCGGAAAGCCCTCCAACCTCGCCCGTATCTCAGAAACTTTGATTGGTTCGGGCATTCGGTTTCCGTATTACAGTTGAACCCCGTCGAGCGAGATACCAGCGTTAGCCGTCATTACAGCTTCACGAACCTTGAGGATAGCAGTTAGCCTATCCTGCCCGTAAGGAACGTTCTGGAGAATAACCTTGGCGAAATACTTGCCTGCTTCCCGAATGGCTTGGAACTTCGGGAGCGTCGTCAAAGTAGGCGAGTGGTACGTAAAAATGTGGTCAATAACGGCTTCGGGCGACATCGCGGGAACCGGGGAATATGCCTGCTGAGCAGCTTGCCCGTAACAGTCCTGCGGGGCGTATGTCTTCTCAGCATACAAATTGGGGTCTTCGTTTTTCAGATTCAATGGACTTCTCCTGAGAGTTTGGATCACTTCAAAAGCACAACTCATAATCTATCGGATTTCCAAATCTTTGTCAAGTTGACAATGTTTCGAGCGATACTCGGGCGAGATTCCGATCAAGTGTAGAATAATCTCTGCGGCATCAAATACGGCTTTCCGGCGCTGTACGTTTGCCGGACAAGGGTCTTTGTACTTCTCAAGCTCGATATACAGCTTCATTTCTATGTACAGGTGGTGTAAAGCCCGATGCAACTTGTATTGCCCGTAAACCCTTCTCCACCAAGCCCTCATTGCCCGCCTCCAAACAGATTAGGTTCTTCAACCGACGCTACCTCACTAAACGTGCTAATTCCGCCAAGGAACAGCAGGCGGGTGAAACTCTTGCCCGGACCTTTCTCACGCACCTTCTGGAGACGCAGGTCCGTCAAAGGATCGTATTCGTTTGTCCCGTACTCCGCGTCATCCCCGGTATGCTTGACTTCTTCCCGGTGGATGTTGAACACGAAGGAGGAGTCGTTCTGTACAGCTTTCGAGCCATCAAGATCGGACACATGGTTAACCTTGCGCTTGTGGTTTTGGTCGGCCTTTCGGGACTGGTGGAGATTTATCCACTTTAGTCCGTAGGCCCCCGCCATATTAGTTATGCGCTGCATGGCGTTTGCCTGCGCTTTGATAGGATCATGCTCGTTCCGGCAAAGGAAGCCTAAGTTGTCGAGCACAGCGACTGTACCTCCGAAGCGGCGGACGGCAGCCTCCATCAAGTCCAGAACCTCGGTGATGTTTGTGAAAGAGGTATTCCGGCCAATGTAATACTTCAAGTCTGGGGGCAGCATCTTGCCCGCTATGTGGTAGTCTTCTTCGGTCAAAGTGAGGCGGTCTTTTCGAAGCAGATGAGAAGCCAAGATAGTGTTGATCTGCTCTTGGTTCATCTCAGCCTGATAGTTGATAACCGTCTCGTTGTGCTTCAGAGCCGCGTGAAGAGTCCATTGGAAAGCAAGAGTGGTCTTTCCCATGCCCGAGTCCGTTGAGTAAATCGTAGTGACGGTTCCGGGCGTGATGATAGCCATGTCATCTACAGACTTCCACGGAGCCCGCAAACGGTACGGATTGTCTGCCGAGCTACTTTGACTCGCTGTTAGAAGGCTCTGACGAACGTCATAGACACCCTCCATCGGTTTGCTGCGAGCGACCTCTACGAGCTTCTGAATCTCCGTACGGAATGCGGATACGTCGCCCGAACACTTCTTCAGAAAATACTCATTAGCATCTTTGCACCCATCCGGCCATCGGAGCCAAAACGTGCGTTCTTTCATATCAACAAATAAGCGAGACATGGCCTTCTTGCCCGCGTCATCGTTATCGCCCGCGAGGACTACGTATTCGGCGGACAACAATAAATCCTTGTCTGCGGGTGTCAGTTGATACGTAGCATTCGGAAGACTGACGGCCCGGAAACCCGCTTGCTCCAGAACACAAGCATCTAGCTCTCCTTCAACAAGGAACGCAGGTTCGAGAAAGTCAATAGTCTCTCGATTAAACAGGACCGTAGACATTCCGGGCTGCTTACAAAAGGACTTAGACACGATGCTTCGGTATTTAATACTTGTAACATTTCCATCACCGAAGGTTGGGAAAGTGATCCAACCGCTAGCCGATACTTTAGCTCCAGATTCTCCGGCGAGTTTACCAACATCACTTCGAAAACCGATTCTAAGACGTTTAGCCGTTGGTGCATCAATTCCTCTGCTTTTAAGGAAAGTGAGGGCAGCGGGCGAATTCTGTAGCGCGGACTCGAAGGCTTTGTACGACTCTTCCGGGTAAGTTTTGACACTAGCTTTCTCCTGAGATACGGGCTTGAATACGGTTTCCACACGGGCTCGGTCTCCCGCCCACGCACTACAGAACTCTCGGACAATATGAACGGCTTGTTTGAAGTCAACTCCATCGGCCTTTTGCACACAGTCGATCACGCTGCCCGACACGTTACAGGCCATACAGTGATGAATCCACGTACCCTCGTGTTGGTAGACATCCAAACTAGGGTTCTTGTCTGAATGCCAGATACACGGGCCCCTCCATCGCCGCCCGTCCTGCTTGAGCGATAGCCGGGTACGGTAGAGATCGAGTACGCGGGGATGTTGTTTTAACTCTTGGAGGCTATTTTCTGACAAGCAGTGACTCCTCGGGCGACTAGATAACCGATCAAATGTTCGGGAGTTGACCCGCGTTGTTCCGGAATAACAAACTCGTAAACGAAAGTATCTTCTATTTTTTCTGCCTTGGTAATAATCACAGTATCGCCCGCGTGCTGGTTCCAAGGATGCTCGACAATTCGTACCAAATCCCCGACTTCGTATTTCATTGCCCGCCTCTTTTCCGTACCATCAACCAGACAATCAGCACAGTGTTTACGGGCGACAGTAGCCCGCTAATCCACATAAACCAAAGCTCCGGGTGAGTCCAGTGCCCGTTATGAATCACGGGCAGGAATGTCCCATTTCATCGTGAAGATACTCGCCACACTTCGGACAATGATCTATGTCTACGGGCTTCGACCACAGTTTATGGGTATGCCGTTCCCACGTATGCAGCCCGTTCGTTTTCCGTATAGTCGCCCGCAAAGCTTCCTCCACGATCTTTACGCACTCGTCAGTGGCTTCTTGTACGGTCAGAGATACCATTCCGTACCCTCCTGCCCTTTTCTGCATCCTATCGGCTATTTTCCAGCGGTCTATTGCGTTCATTTCCGCTTCCAGTCCTGCCCATTAGCCAAGGTAGCCTTCTCGGGCATACATTTCACGCATCGACTCCCCAGCCCGCCCCACTCCAGAACGACCCGCTTGCCCGTTATCTTCTTTCCGCATTTACCGCATACATCTTGCCTAGCTCGCGCCATGCTTCAAATACTCCCTTAACGCACGATAAACTCAACAGGATTGAAAGGAACCATGCCTAAGATTTACTACCGTCCCGGATAGGGCACCAAGTTGGGCCGAACCTTATAGAGTCTAGCCAATCCAAGAACACATCCAATGGGTAGTCTGACTTTGCCATATTACAAAACCCACAAGATAGCGCTATGTTGGATTCGTCGTCAGGCCCACCAACAGAAATGGGGATAATGTGATCTAAATGTATTGATGCTCCGTTGAACTTATTTCCGCAGTACCAACAAAGCCAACCGAATCTACGAGATAGAGAAAATTGAAGTGTACGTCTTTCCGTAGCAGTTCGAGACACACGTACGGTTTTATTTGGATTGGGTGTAAATGCCACTTGGGAGTCCTTAAGGTGGGAAGATAGGCGAGGGAATTCAGTGCCTATTACATTAGATGCTACTACCCACCGAAAGGATGCATGATTTGTCATTTCGACAATCTTTTCCATATCCGCAGTCCGTTTTCCGTATGCCAGAGGACTTTCTTACATAGGGGGCAGGCAAGCATGTTAGTTTTCCCGTGTATAGTTTTGCCCGTCGTCACAGGCGAAAGTTGTAGTCGGTGGAATAAAGGTAACCCCAACCTTCCCATTGCTCAGTACCGTAGTGGCACTCCCGCCCTGAGTATGAGCTACGGGCTTGCAGTGGTGAATGGCGGAGAAGGACTCCCAAGCCATCTCCTCTTGATAAGCCGCGTACCCAACTAGCCCGATAATAGCTACGATGAACACGACTATGATCCAAGGTCTGTCTAAAAACCAATTCATAATCCATCCCCCAAAGTGTCTTCTACGAGGTCCGCGAGGTCTGACTCTTCCTTCATCCGGGCAGCCAATTCTTCAGCGGCCTTTTTCTGTTCAGCTTCCGTACTCGCCCGTAGCAACTCTTGGGTACGAACTTCTTTCTCTCGTCTACGGGCTTGGACTGCTAGTAACTGCTCGGCAGCTTCCGTAAACGTCTTAGCTGCCTGCCGAACAGAGAAGTCATCGTTCTCAATGTTTCCCCAGAACTCTTGGAAGGCTGATTTGATGTCTGCGGGCGAGTGTTCAGCCATCAGACGCCCGACAGCCGCTTGCTGCTCGCGATTGAACAGTACCCGGTTGTCTGAGATCGCGGCCAACTCGTTCAACAGGGCATACAGGTCTCCCTTGGGCTTGAGTTGAATAACCCCCGTACAGATTCCGGGAGCCACTTTCAAAAACTCGGAGACTGGCTTCTGAATCTGATCTCCCTTTCGGGTTTCCGCCCACTCTTCAAAAGCCTCGTGAACCCTGCGCTCCCCAAATACCTCGGCCAACTGTTTCAGGTTGTCCCACGTTTCCTGCCATCGGTCGGGTTCGGGCTGACACCCGAGATTTAACAGGCAAGACTTGACGACCTTCTTCTTGATAGACATTACTAGTTCCACCTATCCGCGAATTGATCGAGCGAGAGCGAGGGGGTTGATTCCTCTGTCTCTACTTCACTCTGGCTCTGACTATTACTCTCTCTCTTACTCTTACTAGTTAACTCTTCGTTGACGACGGGCTGACTTCCGTTGAACGTGCGTTTAACGGACGCTGACTTGCGGCCTAATTCGGCCATTTTCTCCCGTTTGTCTAGCAGCTTGCCCCAGTCCTCCACCACCCTTTTGTTACCTATCAGTCCGTTTTCCGTAGTTTCGAAGCGGGCGAGCACGGGACCACTATTTGCCCGCCATTGCTCCAGAGATTCACATCCGGCCAAAACCCACAGAATGGCTTCTTCTTTCGGAAGATACGGGCGTGTGCTGTGAAAGAACGACGCCTGCAAAAGAGTTCGGTACATCCATCTCTGAACAGGAGTCATCCCCCGGACATACACATCCGATAGAAACTCTTCTTCGTTCCAAGGCTGGTATCCGGGCTTCTGCTTATACACTAGGGCCTCCACCGGACAGCGTTCTTGGCCTTAGACCACTCTTCCTTAGTTAGCTTGTCATCGTCTCCGAACGATATGGGATCGAACTTCACAGACGATTCTTCATCAATCCCAAACATGAAGTTTGCGGGCACTAGCGGGCTCGAACCAAGAAGCACCACCAGAAACCCACCCACGAAACATCCGGAAATTTTCTTAACTGTGGCAGAGTCTTGCTTCCATTGATCTAACGAAAGATAGGGCTTTACTTCTGAAAGAATGAATCCCGGATCGGACTCTAAATCATTAGCAGCTAGAGTGATTTGGAAATCAGGTCTCCACGCTACGAGATTTACAAGGGGCTCGTAATCGTAGCTGATGTTACGAATATCAAAGAAGCACGCCCAAGAAGCCTCCAGTTCCGAGCGGAAGTCAACACCGTTGTAGGTTGTGGGGCGGGATTTGATGGAGTGTTTGAATACATTGTTCATCATAGCTCCGCTAGAGAATCTTCCTTTTCCGGTTTAACAACCCGTCTCAAATGCTTGAACCTATCGTAGATGGTAAAAATACAGCCGAACGTATGCCAGTCAAGATCGAACTCTTCAGGCTTGTATCTACGAGCTTCAAAATCCCCGCCCTCTTTATCCATCCGTAAACCGTATCGGACCTTCGGAAGAAGCCCGTGCATCTCTTCGTAAATCTTTGCGTACGGAGTCATTTGTACCGGGCATTCAGGCCACAGAGCCTTCGTGGATTTGTAGTCCACAATCGAAAACTCATCATCTACATAGCCAATCCAGTCCGGACGCCCGCACACCCCTGTTTCGAGTGAGTAGAGAGGCTCCTCTACAGCTACAGGCACCATCTTGTGCTTGCTGAAGAAATCGAGAGCGTTCTCTATGCAATTCCGAGGCTGTCTTTCTTCGGGCTTGGGAGGAATATCCGTTTTGCGTATGACCGCCCGCCAGTAGTCCCTGATCCAGTCATGCGCCGAGGTTCCAATATCGGCGGCTTCCTCGCGCTTGGTTTCAGCCCAAGTTCTTGCCCGTTCAATAATCTTGAAAACATCCTGTACTGAAAACGAATCCTGCTCGACAAGTTTACGGATGTTCTCTTCAATGTAATCACATGTGATTCTGATAGCCCACGGTTTGATTGCAGGCTTATTAAGCACATTGAGAATAGTGGTTACGTTGGAAGCGTGAGTAGGCTTCCCTCCGTCCACAGACACTCGGTAGCGATGAGAGGAATCCCGGTAAAGGAGTTTTACTCGCCCGTTATAGAGATCAAATGATTCTTCGGGCTGGACTATCTTAGCCACGGCTGCCGCCTACCACGCCCCAGAACACGAAGGCCGCGAAGAACACCCCTATTCCGACCCCGATTGCCCCGTAGTAAGGAAGCCAAACAGCGGATATCAGCCCGGACGCTAATCCCGGAAGGAACGACAGCAGAAGAACACCTTGTACTTCTTGGTCAGTAGTCATTGTTGCTATTCCTCTATAGTTGTTGATAAGTACCGACGTTTCGTAACTAACGTGCTCGAAAATAAATCAGACACACCAAGCCCGTAATAGCCACGAGCAATTGCAGCACGGCACACACAGTACGGATTGTGGACTTGCGGGCGTCGGTCATCAGTCGTTAGCGAAACATCCACCAGTTCTAACCCACAGTTTTACGTCGTCCCACAAACCGCAGGTTGTAGTTCCATCGTCATTGCGAGTCAATGCCGGACACGGGCCTCGCCAATTTTCGGCTTTAGGAGCCCAAGGATCGTGTCCCGGTCTAAACTTAGCCATAGCAATATGGCAGAGTTCTCGCTCGCAGCAGACGCCGCAGCGATTACACGCCTGTCCATAAGCAGGCTTCTGGAGAATGACTAGACTCATTTGATCTCGTAAGACATACACTTGTTATCTAGCTGGACGCCCGTAAGATGGACGTTCTTGTAGTCGGGCTCCCCGTCCTTCAGAGGAGCAACAGCCTTGACGTTCTCAGACAAGATCACGCAATTCTTGCCCGACCAGACAGCGAACGCCTCTTTCTCTCGGGCACCCGCTGCTGTACAGAAAACGAATAGACACATAAGCCCGTACTTCATTTCGCAGCCGCCACAGAGTAGTGAACAATTTCATACACGCCCGGACCAACGGCAAACGACTGAGTAAAGAACCGTCCTCCGAGATAGGACATACCGAACACGCCCGCAAAGGCGGGTAGCTCGGAATCCCAATGTTCGTGTGAACGTGGGTTTCGACAGGCAATAACCAACGCGGCAGCCGCGCCCGCCTGAGATAACCAGAACGTCTTTGACTTGAAGAACTGCTTGTTAGTTCTTAGGGGAGGGTCTTGCCAAGACTTCCGGAACGTGAAGAAGCTCGCGGGCTTCGGTTGAGGCTCAGGAGCATCGGGGAGGGCTTGCCCGTAAACCATCGGGCAAAGCAACGTAGCGAAAGTGAGTAGTAGGGTTTTCATTAGAAAATGTCCGGCTCCTCTACAGGCTGTTGCTGACGGGCTGCGGGCTTATGAGACGGCTCTCCATCCGCTTTCCGGACATCAATCGTGTTAGCTACGATATCTGTAGAGGTCTTCTGCTGACCCTGCCACTCGTAGTTGCGGCTCGTGAGACGCCCGTACATTGTGAACTTGGTTCCGGGTGCGAGTTGCGCGATAGCTTCCGCTAGATCGTTCCAAGCAGTGACCTTGAATACGAACGGGTCTTTAGCAGACTTGCCGTATCCGTTGGGCACGGTCATTTCGAAGTTAGCGAGGGCTGCGCCCTTCGCGGTGTACTTTACGACGGGCTCGCCCGCTAAAGCACCTTCAATAACTACCAGAGTTGATGACATCAGTTTTGCTCCTTGGGAGATATAAAGAACGAGAATGGCTTTACGGGCAGGAGGGCATCAAACTTCTCTATGAAATCGGATACCTTTTTGGGAAGCCTGATAAGGGTTGCCGGGGCAGGACAGTAACTATCACACCCGACCCAAAGGGATTTATTATTCGTGGCCCTCTTTAACGCCAAAGCTACGGGGCAGTTATTAGCTATCCCTATTTTCCCGGTCTTAAGAAACTTTTTCGCCTTCTCGATATCCTTTTCGGTAACTTCAATCTTGATTTTCATGGATTCACCTTCTTTACGGCTTCTAACGTGTGGCAAGCGAGAACACTAGGGGGAGGGGATTCGACACGCGCCACTTCAACTGCCCGTGAATACACGATAACAATTTCATCTTCGCTTGTCAAGTTGACAAACATCTCGGTGGCTTTAGGCCCGCAGAAAAGCAGGGATTCCGAGTACAGCAACGGTGCGTATGCGGGCTTCCACGTCAGAACCGTCCATTGCTTGCCCGAAATACGGATTACATCGAGACCCGCAACTGTTCCCATCTGGTACGTACGTGGATTCGTGTAGTGGAAGATATCAGGCACGGGCTTTGAAGGTTGTTTGGGAGCAGCGTGCCCGCGAATCTCCGTCCAAAACAAAATGAGCAGGGTCACGATAATGACCACTGCCCATCGGAAGAGGTTGCCGAGATAGCGCATTAGACCTTCAGATTCCGGCGAACGACGCCCGCCAGCCCGACCAATCCAGTGCCTAGCAAAGTCAGCGATCCGGGCTCCGGAACTGCTGCACTCCCGTTGTTAATGTTCCCGTTTCCAAGGCTTCCGTAAGACCATTGCCCGTTTACCGGACTACCGTTGAGGCGCTCAGTGAACACGCCCGTGTACGGGACATAAGACCACTGTCCGGTTTTCGAACTGTAGGAATAGTCGTAGCCCGAGAACAGCGCCTTGAATACGTCAGTATTTGAGTTGAAAACCCCGTTGTACAGGCTTCCGTATAGCTCGGTATACTGCGTTCCACTCTTGTTAGTGAAGTAATCGTACGCCCATCCGGACATGCTTCCCTTACTCCCGTAGGCGTAGAACTCCATCTCGTTCCAGTTGTGATTCGAGCCCGTACCGTAGCTGTAACCGTACAGATAGTTGTAGGAGCCCGAAGTGTAGGTGTAGGCTTCGCTGCCATAGTTGGAATTCCACGACACCGAATTGATAGAGTTTGCGAATGCGGGCAACGATGCCAGCATCAGAACGAAGATTAGCTTGAGTGTTTTCATGTTCTCCCTAGAATTTGTAAGTCTTTTCGTTTGAGCGTTTCAGGTTATCACCCGCAAGGTAAACAGATTTTCCCGTTACCTCGGAGCCCGCAGTAAAAGCCCAACAATCGTCTTCTTTTCCTTTTACCACGATTTCTATTACGATTTCTCGGGTTTCCTGATCTATCCAAGTGCTTACCTCTCGGATGACCTTTCCTCTAAGTTTCGGGTGAACGATTTTCTTAGTCATTGTGTTAGCAACTCCTTCAACTTCCCGTTTTTCTCAGCAGCCTCTAACTCATCAAACATTCGGTTCATTTGAACGAAAGGGATATCTTGAGTTGTAGTTACCTTGCCTGCCCGCAACAGATACGGGCCTATTCCTTCAAACCCTTTCGCCTTCAGAGCCTTCGCCCGTTCAACAAAGACCTTACGTTCGGCTTCAGTTGCTAGACGGTTGTCTTCGGGCTTCGGTTGTAGGTTCTCGGGCAAGTCGTTATCCGTGATCGGATTCTCCGGAGTTACCGTGTTGTTCCCGAAGTTGAACGAGGTAGCTTTGTTTTCGGGCTTGGGTTCAAATTGCCCACTCCACGGAAGATGATGATCTTCGGGTTCGGCTTTCTTCTTAGCCGCTGGCTTAGCTGCGGGCTTTGGCTTCTGTACGGAAACCGGAGTCGGGTCAGGCTTGCTCGGCTGCGCTGCCGCCTGCCCGTTATTCAGCGCACTAGTTTTCTCCGGCATAACCTTGGTGAATGATCCGCCCGCTTGCTTCTCAAACTTCTCTGACTCCTCTTCCTCGGGCCCGTGCAAATCTCCCTTGTGCCAGAGGTCCAAAGCCGCGCCAAAACGCATAGCGGCGTTTCGCAGGGCGTCTCCGATGCGTTCTTTCATGGCATCGCCGCCCGTCTTACCTTGAGCATCCCCGTACCCCAAGCGGGTGACGCCCGCAACGGTCAACTTGATCCACATTCCGCCGTTTGCATCCAGAAACGGAGTTCCATCCGCAGCAAAAGACAAAGGTTCCCAAGACCACTGAGGATCAGCCTCCAGCAAGCGATCTGTGATAGCGGCGTGCCCGACATAACTCAGTTGCACGGACGGGAGTTTATGAAACCCTCCGCAGTCCCGGCACCGACCGGGCTGGTTATCCTTCTTCGTGGACTTGCACATCTTGGAAATCTGGTGGGGCTCGAAGGGCTTACGCATCAACTTCAAAGCGGAATCTTTGGCAGGTAGCACGACCGATATGTTGCCCGTTATATTTGAATTTACTTCTGACATTGTTTCCTCGCGTTCTTGTTAAGCCCGAAGTCTGCCCGTTTCTCTCCTCGGGCGATCTTGGGCAGGCAACTCTGAACTCCAAGTTGAGTCAGCAAAGTTGTTGGTCTCTCGATATCGTATTGGGTAGTTTTAGCCACGGGCTACTCTCCTACAGTGATTGTGATCTTGGTTCCTGCGGGCAAGATGCGGACTTTGAAATTGGGCCAGTCGGCGGAGAAACTATCCCAAGTGCTACGAGGCTTAGTCAAAGAGGCCAGCCCACTATACGTCCTAATAATGCCGTGCCCGAGATACTCGTTGAATTCATTGCTTCCAGATTGAACTACGATCCCGATATCTCCAATCTCCATCAAGGAAGCGGATATAGGCTCTTTTACTCCTGATACTTCGACGGTGTGCATAGAAACTCCTCAAGGTAATCGGGCGAAGCGGCGATCATACGCAAACCGGACGCCCGTAATACAGACTACCGAACACAGGGTAGTTTGTCAAGTTGACAATTAGTCTTTACGATACACGAGAGACTCATAGCCTTCAGCGTCCAAGATCAAATCTGAGGCCCACGACGGGGCCTTAATCATCGCCGCTCGTAGATCATCCAGCGCAAGCTTCGAGTCCTTATCAACCTCACAAATGATCTCGTCGTGCGTCGTCCCGACAATGGGGAGGCCGAGCCTGTCTGCCCCAACCATACCGTGTAACAACAGATCGCGGGAGAAAGCCTGACACATATTTTCAACCCATTTCCCGCCATATATCTTGATACGTCCGACAACCTTCTTCGCTTGCAGGCGACCCTCGTAGGTGATGCCATCCTTCTTGAACTTCTCATCCTTCTCGATCAGCGGGCGAATATAGTGCAACCCGCGCCCCGAAGGGAGGGTCAGCCGAAGCAGCTTGGTTCCGAAACACTGGAAGGTGAAATCGTTGTATACGACGGGCTGATGAGTCTTCATTGCTTCTAGAGCAGCCGCTTCGATCTCTGCCCACGCTTCTGTGACCTCCCAATACTTTGCCCGGAATTTAGCAATTGATTCGTGGGCCAGATCGTGGTCAAGTTCAATTTGTAGCGAGCGTGCGTAGCCCATCAGCCCCGAATACACGATGTCTCCATTTTCATCCGTGTATTCTTCGCCCCCAGACAATTGATAACCACCCCCGAGGACTCCGGGCTTCGCATCCTGCCTCTGCTGTTTTGTGACTTCCTCGTATGCCACGCCAAACAAATCAACGGCAAAGTCTTTGTACGGGTCTCGACCAGTCCGGAAAACGGAGTTTATGCTCTCGCATTTAGTGATCCAGCCAAGCCCGCGAAACTCGACCGCATTCAGATCGCAGACCAGCAGTTTCTTGCCCGGACTAGCCTTAATCGTTGACCGGAGCGTGCTTGTAACCACGTCCATTGGGCTAGAGAACTCCATCGACACGCCCGTATAATCCCGGTTTTTGAGCAGGCTGATTGCTAGGTCTAGATTCTTAGCTACTTCTTTCGTCGGGCGAGGAAGGTTCTGCATCTGCACGTTCTTAACTTCCCCACCCCCGCCCGACCATCGGCCCGTCCTAGGAGCGCCCATGTACAGAAATTGATGCCTTAATCGCCCGTCCTCAGATACACAGTCAAGAATGCGTTGGAGCTTGGAGTCGGAAGTCTTGGACGATTGCTTTCGGATGGTAAGAACTTCCTTAGCTGCGGGAGTTAGGTCACACTCGCCCGCGAGAGCCCTATTGACAAAGGGCTTACCTATGCCCGAGAAGTCATAGCCTTGAGTTGCGAGCCACTTGAGCATCTGCGGGCCGCTGTTAGTGTTCTCTACGCCTGTGAGTTCCTTGATCCGGGCGTTCAAATCCTTCTTGATCTGTCCGGCAACCGTACTGCTCCCTCGGACAAGATCGAGGTCCATTGGAAGCCCGCGAGCATTGATAACCTGATCCAGACACCAGCCCCGATGCTCCATTTCGGGCAACGGAAACGATTGCATCTTGCAGAACAAAGCACGCTCGGCCTCAACGTCCCGTTTGCAGTATTCACAGAAGCGTTCCCAATCATCAGGATCAGAGTCGGGTCCATGAAACCAAGCATCCATGTGCCCGAACAATGGAGTTTCTTTGGCCGCGACCCCCGGCTCACAGAATTTCTTGATGAGCCTATCTCCATCCTTGATCTTGGCCTCGTCTTCCGAGAGACCAAATATCTTGCCTACGGTGGAGAGGTCACCCGTGACAGACAAATGCCGAGCCCAAATCAGAACATCCACCCACTGCTCGTAAGGAATGTCCATCTGGTGTAGGTACTTGAATGCCCCGTGTTCAAACGGCGCGTTGTAGGCGATTTTCCGGACGTGTGGGTCTGTTAGAGCGTCCTTGAGTTCGGAGCAGAACTGCCCGTCGATATGGGCTTGCCAGAGACTTGCGGGGGAGCTATCAACCGCCCATCCGAGAAGCATAGATCGGGTGGATGAATGCCGGAGGTAGTTGTCCAAGCCCCTGTCTGGAAGTGAGATTTCACTTCTGGATTCGAAGTCAACGAAAAGGTTAGTCATTCGCCCGTGGCTTCACAACTCCATGAAAACAAACCCTTAACGGGCACTTCATCACGAAATTAAGATCATCCGAGCCCGCGTCCCGAGGGTACGAGACAAATCTGAAGTTATGGACCGGGCAGGTTTCTGACGACTGTTTGACCGGAAGTGTTTCCGGCACGATTTCACAACCTAACGCGGATGCTAGCTGTTCCATTGTTTCGGACATTTACTTTTCACCTTTCTCTTTTGGAGTTAGAGGCTTAACGAACTTCTCGTTGCATCGGTCGCCGTTAACAAATAGATAACCAAACGGAGTGGATTTGCATTCCGGCCACAAGAAGTACGAAACAATTCGTTGATACTGTTCTGCTTTGCGCTGTTTCTTGTAGTACGGGCAGGATATGCGAACTACTTCACCTGCTTTGAATTTGGGTGTCTTAGATTTCAGGGTTGGCATTTCTCCTCCTTCACAATTTCGATCAGATACCTTCGGGCTTCCGAACATCGATGCCTTGAGCACATAACGAGCGGAGGTACGGAAAACGAACTGCCCGAAGCCCGTACCAGCTTCCCAGATCGCCCGCAAGCAAGCCTCTGTCTAGACTCACGCTTACGGACAAGACATTGACAGAGGTTACGGGCCATTACTCGATTTCCAAGTAATACTTGAGCCTTTCTACCTGCCATTTTCTTTCGGCGTAGGCGGCGGCGTAGACGGCGTTGGCGGCGGCGGCGTAGGCGGCGTAGGCGGCGGCGTCGGCCGCGGTGGCGTCGTTGGCGGCGGCGTCTGCGGCCTCATGGGCTGCGTCGGCGTCCGCG